ATAGAGATGAGCGACCGTGTCACCCTGGGCGACCTGGGCGAGTTCCCGACGCCGCGAGCCATTTAGGTAGTAGCTGAAGAAGCGGCCATCAACTGGCGAGCGAATGACATTCAAGTCGCTCCCCAGAGCGACGCCGCCATGAACGACACAAGCGCAGGTTGCGATGTCCTCTTTGGTTTCACCGGAGGCGGGAATGATCACGTCCCCCGCGTTGCTAAGGACTAAATCGGAAGCAGGAAGGTTGGTTCTCGATTTGACGATTTCGATGATCTCACCGTATGAGGTGTATAGCTCGCCGTATCTGATGCACGGCGTTCGTCCGCCTTCAGCGACATCAGACTTGGAAATGCCTTTGCCTTTCGATATCTCCGCGATGTCGCCAAGTGCGCACCTTTGCCACTCCACCGCGCTGCGGAACTCGGGGAACCGAAGTCGAGGTCGGGACTCGCCGGGCTGGGGGAAGAGCTGCTGCATCAGCCCTTGCTTGTGCTGCCGCAGGGCTTCGAGCTTCCGGCCCTCCGCCGCGATCAGATCGTCCAGCGAGCCGAGGCAGTCGGCGATCTTCTGCTGCTCGGCGACTTCTGGTAGTGCCAACTCAATCTTTAGAAAATCCGCTTTGTTCAGTACACGGTTTCGTCCAGCACCACCCGGTGAGATCACACCGAGGTTGTAAATGAACTGTTTATCAAGGATCGGATATCGGAAGAACTCAGGTAGTACGGTTTTCCGGTCAAATCGGTAGGTGGGAAATCGATGCGAGACCAGGGCGCCCGAATCTTCTGGTCGCACAATTGCGATCGCCCCTTCCCATGCGAAAGTGATATTGACTATGAGGTCATCGCAATCGACCTCGTAAAGACGCTCCATCGACGTTTTCTCGGGCTGCTCAAGTTCCTTTCGAAATGTGCCCCTTCCATGGCTTCTGATACCTAGGCCTAGGTATGGAATTGCGGGCTTCTCTCGCTCACGAACGATTGGCGTGAGAAAATCTTCAAACGGCCTTTTCAACCAACCCGGCGTATCCCGAAACTCGGGAAACCGCAGATTCGGCACTAAGCGCGACGGCGTGTCGGCTGTCATCGCGCGCTCCCCTGCTCGTAGGCGTTGAGGCCCGAGATGTCCCGGCCGTGGGCCCGCTTGTTCAGGAGCGGAACGAGGTCGGCCATCAGAACGAGTTCCCGCTCGCGGCGTTCGCGCCAGCCCAGGCCGAGCGGCTCCATCAGGTCGGTGAGCTGCTCGCCGTCGAAGATCATGCGCTGGAGGATGGTGTCGACGAAGGCCGCGAGGGCCTCGGTCGTCAAACCGTGGGTCTGGGCGAGCCCCTCGATCTCCTTGGCCTGCTTTGCGGCCTTGAACCGCTCGTAGCCGGCGCGGATGGCGGCCTCATCGAGGCCTTCGCCCTCCTTGAGCGAGCGGACGTACTCGGTGATCGCCTCCCGCTCGTCGAGGAACTTGGCGTCGGACTGGATCAGCCCAATGAGCTGCTCGCGGCTGATTGTGAGCTTCTTCGGGTCCTGACCCGAGTACTTGGCGATCAGCTTCATGATGTAGTCGTAGTCGATGACGGCGGAGGCGAAGAGGACGAACTCGAAGTCGAGCTGGTCGACCTCGGGGTTGGCCGGCTCGCCGTCCCCGCCGGGCGTGTCCTGCTGCTCCTTGAGGCGCTGGGCGGTTTCGAGGTAGGCGCCGCGGAAGGCGCGGAGGTCGTCCTTGGGGAGGGCCTGCTCGATCTGCTCCCGCTGCTCTTCGGTGAGGTCGGTGTACTGGTCGAGCTGCGTCTGGAGGCGTTGGACCTCCTTGAAGCGCTTGATGAACTGGGCACGGGCGTCGTCGCCCATGAGGTTGTTGACTTGATCGGGCGTGGCTTCGAGGCCCTGCGACTGCATGAACGCGCCGAGGTCGGCGACGGCCTGCTTGAAACTGCCGATGACGACGGGCGCCTTGTCGACCAGCCAGATCTCACGGGCCCGGTCAGCCTGCGCACCAGAGAAGAGCGCGATGGCGGTGTCGACGCTGTCCTGCTGCTGGCGGAAGTCGAGGATGTTGCCATAGGGCTTGGTCGCGTTGAGGACGCGGTTGGTGCGGGAGAAGGCCTGGACCAAGCCGTGGTGCTTTAGGTTCTTGTCGACGTAGAGCGTGTTGAGAAACTTTGCGTCGAAGCCGGTGAGGAGCATGTCAACGACGATGGTGATGTCGATCTTTTCCTGGCCCTTGTGGGGCAGGTCGCGGTTGGCGAACTGCTGATCCTTAATGCGCTGTTGGACGTCCTGGTAGTAGAGATCGAAGTTGTTGATGTCGTCGTTGGTGCCGTACCGCTGGTTGTAGTCGGCGATGATCGCCTTGAGCGCGGTTTTCTTGCCCTCGGGGTCCTGCCGGTTGTCCTCCTTCTCCTGGGGGAGGTCCTCCTGGAGCTGCTGGACGTCCTTGTTGCCCTCTGCGGGCGGCGAGAAGACGGCTGCGAACTTCAGAGGGACGAACTCGGGGTCGGCGGCTTGACGCTCGGCCTGGAGCCTCTTGAAGACATCGTAGTATTCGATGGCGTCGTTGATCGAGGCGGTAGCGAGCAACGCGTTGAAGCGTCGGCCTCCGGTGGCGGCATCGTGCTTATCGAGGATAGCCTGGGCGACCGCCTGCTTGGTGAGAATCTGGCCGGGCTTGAGGGCAGCGGCGTCCTTGGGTTTGTAATAATCGACGTGGAAACGGAGGACGTTCCGATCCTCGATCGCGTGAGTGATGGTGTAGGCGTGGAGCTCTTTCTGGAAGAGGTCCTTGGTGGTTCGAAGGGTGGCGACGTCTCCCTCGATCTGCTTGACGGTCGCGTTGTCCTCAAAAATCGGGGTGCCAGTGAAGCCGAAGAGCTGGGAGTTCGGGAAGAACTCCTTGATAGCCTTGTGGGTTTCGCCGAACTGCGACCGATGGCACTCATCGAAGATGAAGACCATCCGCTTGTCTTGGAGCTGTTCGAGCCGCTGCTTGAACGTTGACCGCCCCTGAGCGACGTTCTGCTTGTTGTGCTTGCTGTTCTCGTCGAGGGCGAGCCCGAGCTTCTGGATGGTCGTGACGATAACCTTGTCCGCGTAGTCGTCGGACTCGAGCCGGCGGACAAGCGCCGCGGTGTTGGTGTTTTGCTCGACGCAGTTCTCTTGGAACCGGTTGAACTCCTCGCGGGTCTGGCGGTCGAGGTCCTTGCGGTCGACGACGAAGAGGCACTTGTGGATGTTCTCGTTGGTCTTGAGGAGCGTCGAGGCTTTGAATGAGGTGAGCGTTTTGCCCGAGCCGGTCGTGTGCCAGATATATCCGTTGCCGCAGTTCTGATCGATGCAATCGACAATCGCCTTCACTGCGTAGATCTGGTACGGGCGCATCATCAGGAGCTTCTGCTCACTGGCGATGAGGACCATGTACCTGCTGATCATCTCGCCAAGCGTGCACTTGGCGAGGAAGCGATCGGCGAAGTCGTCGAGGTAAGTGATCTTCGTGTTGTCCTCGGCCGCGAACTGGTAGATCGGAAGGAACCGCTCGTCCGCGTCGAAGGCGAAGTGCCGCGCGTTGTTGTTGGCGAAGTACCACGTGTCCGTGCGGTTGCTGACGATGAAGAGCTGGACGAAGCAGAGAAGCGTCTTGGTGTATCCGTTACCGGGGTCGTTCTTGTAGTCGACGATCTGCTCCATCGCCCGCCGAGGGCTGATCCCAAGCGTCTTTAGCTCGATCTGAACGACGGGGACGCCGTTGATCAGGAGTATGACGTCGTAGCGGTGATGGCTGTTGTCCGTATTGATGCGGAGCTGATTGATGACCTCGAAGGCGTTCTTGCACCAATCCTTGATGTTGACGAGGGTGTAGTTGAGCGGCGTGCCGTCGTCGCGGACGAAGGCTTCCCGGTTCCGGAGAGACTGGGCGGCTTCGTAGACGTCCGGTGTCACGATCTCGTCGAGGAGTCGCTGGAACTCGCCGTCGGTGAGTGTGACACGATTCAGGGCTTCGAATTTTTCCCTGAAGTTTGCTTCAAGCGTGGTTCGATCGCGGATGTCGGAGCGATATTCATACTTGAGGTCCCGTAGCTTTGCGACAAGCGACTCTTCAAGTTTGCGCTCGGCTGTGATCATCGGCATCGCGGGGATTCACTCTTTTTTGGATCTACCGAATGCGTCCGGCTGCCCGGTGTTAAATGCGAACGCGAGCGGAGGTTGGCCTCGATGCCGCAGATGAAGGAGACGATCTTGTTGTGGATGGCCTGATCCATTATTCTGCGTTCCGGGTCGCGCTTGGGCTGTTATCGACGTGGCCTGTCTCAAAAACCTTCAGCCGCTCGTACTCCTCCACCGCCATCACAACTACAACCGGCCGCCCATGCTTGGCGACCGCCACCGGTCCGGCCCGGGCAAGGTCGATCAGCCGGCCGAAGCCGTACTTGGCGTCCTTCGCGGTCAGAGTCCTCATCCGATTCCCCGAGCTCGTCGAGGCGTGTTTCGGCCAATATGGCCAAATATGCAATCCGTAGCGGAGCAGCCGGCCTTCCGTTCAGCCTTTCAGTCCGGGTACGGCGCCTCGTAGCGTCATGGCCAAACGGCTGCCGTGCCAAACCCCGCCGAGGGGGCCGCCTTCGGCTGATCGGTGACCAGCACGGGATCAATCCGGACCTTGAACAGGTATTCGCTGACCAGGCCGTCCGATCGTGTCGCCGTCAGCAGCAGTGTATAGCACCGCGTCGGTTGACCGGACGCCAGCGTGAAGCTGACGATCTCGGACCCATAGCCCAGGCCGGAAATCGCCAGCTCGCCGGTGCCCGATGGCGCAGCGGCGAGCGACAACGAAGTCAGCACCTGCGCATCGAGCGGGTCGATCTCGTAGCGATAGCCCTTGATGGCAGTTGGCAGTTTCGACCGGAGCCAGATCGGCCCGCGACTCACCGGTACGCCACGAAGCGCGCCATACATGCTACCACCTCACGATGCACAGGCCGGCTGCACCGGCCGCGCCGTTCTGTGCCGTCGTGCCCGCTGCTCCGGTGCCCGCGCCACATGCGCCGCCGCCTGGAAAATAGCCCGCTATACCGACGCCATTCGCCGTGTCGTTGCACCCGCCAGACAGAGGCCCATTGCCGCCGAAGCCGCCCCAGACGCCGCCGACAACCCCGGAGTTGCCCTGTCCCGTGCCGCCATTGCCGCCGTCGCCGCCATACAGGTTGACGTCTCCGCCGGAACCGACGCCGGCCTTGTTTCCAAACACCGGAATGCTGGTCGTGCTTGAGACGCTGACGACGCCGCCGGTCGCACTGACGGTGGTAAACCCGGCTCCCGCGAAGCTGGTTGTGCCGCCGGCGCCAGGCGCGGCCGGAGCGGTAGTCCCGGCAGTCCCGCCGGCCCCGATCGTCACCGTGATCGACGCACCAGACGTTAGGCCAGACAGGCGCTTTCGCGCGTAACCACCGCCCGATCCGCCGCCGCCAGGAATACCCGACACGGATGCCCAGGAGCCGGAACCACCGCCCCACACCTCGACGTCGAGGGCGGTGACGCCGGTCGGGACCGCGAACGTCCCCGACGACGTGAACGTCTGCACCCCATGCGGAACGGCCGCGATCAATGCCTTGATCGAAAGCAGAACCTGATTGAACACGGTGCCCGTGGTGTCGGCGGTAATGCTCGCCGCTGCCAGGATCGACATCAGCTCCTCCTGGAGCATGGTGACGAACCAGTAGCGGACGCGCGTCGCCGGCGATATGCCCGGCACCGCAGGCCCGAAATACCCGGTCGTTCCGGTCAACGCCGGAGGCGACGGCAGCGTGGCAACCGCCGTCGGATCAGTGATTCTTTGCATGAAGTGCCCCGATCAGGAGAAAACGAAAAGCACCAAGGTTCCCGCCGGCGCGTCTTGCGTGATGCGGCAGACCAGCTCGCCGGCGTCATAGGTTTCCAGCGGATCGTCCACGCTGGACTCTTCGACTGAGAAATAGAAAGTCGTGATCTGCGGTGCGTTCACCTGCCAGATGAACGCCCACTCCGGTTCGAGCAGCGGTTCGTCGCAAGGCATGTCCACGGTGTACGGCGAGAACTCGGTAACGGTGATGGTGAACCCGAGCGCCGCCGCCAGCGTGATGAAGTACGCCGTGGTCAACGCTCCCCGCGCGCCAAACTTTGCACGGACCGCGGCCTGGCGCTGCTCGATCGAGGGATTCGGCGCCGTGCACGGGTCAGGCAGGCCGAGCGAGTTCTCCCATTCCACCAGCAGGTTTTGCGTCGTTGCCGGGCTGGCGTCGATCAGGACCTGTGCCGCTGCCGCCGTGCTGCGGGTATAGGTCGGTGCCAGCGCCAGCATGACCGCCGACAGCGTGGACGCGGGATCGCGGCGCCAGACGCGGCCCGTTGGCAAAAGCCGCAGCATCGCCTGCTGATAGTCGGCATCGCCAAATGCGGGAGGGGTCGGCATCAGGAATAGGTGACCGTTCCGAGGGTGAACAGGTAGCCGGGCGCAGACGTGATCGGCCACGTCGAGGGCGTGGTGATCGCGAACGACGGCAGACCGCCGATGGCGGTGATCGCCGCGGCGCAATCGCTCTGCTCGATCGACGTGGTTGCGAGCGGGCTGTCCTTTTGCAGGAACAGGGTGGTCAGCGCGGCCGACACCTGCGTCTGCTGCGCGCTCGAAATCCCGGACAGGCCGGCGAGCGTGAACGCCTGCGTCGAGGCCTGCGGCGCGACGGCATAGACCAGCATCGTCACCGCGCGCAGCGCATAGAGGAAATTCGCCACCGCGAGCTGATCGCCGGTCGCAGCGGTGTCGCGAGTTTCAAGCGCGGCGACGCCATTGGTCCCCTGCGGGAAGCCGCCATAGGCCGATTCCGCCACGTCCATCATGAAGAAAACCGTGACGGTGCCGGCCCCGGCGATCCACGGTGCGCACCATGCGCGGGTGACGCCGGTCACCTGCAACGCCCAGGTGACGAAATCCGCTTGGTTCCCGCCGTGCGGCGGTGCCGCGTAGCTCTCCTGCATGCGGGTCCGCATGGGGCCGTCCGTCTCCAGGTCGGCGCCCCCGGTAATCGCGGCCGTCGCGGCGCCGGTCGCGTTGATGCCGCCGATCGAGACTCCAAGCTCCAGCGGCGTGCCGCTGTCGGTGTTGCCGTTCGAGCCCGCCACCAGGGCAACCACGATCACCGCGACCGATCCGCCGCCGCCAACCGTCGCGTCGGCCGCCGTGGCGTACTGGACGCCATCGCCGCGGCTGCAAACCGTCCCGCCCGGCAAGGGGGTGTTGACCACGCCCGGCCAGGACGCAGGGCCGGAGGCGAAGGTCGGTGCCTCGCGCAGCACCGGGGTCGGCGCCATCGCCGCCCACCCCTCCAGGTATTCGCCGGTCGAGGTGAACGGCGTCGATTGCAGGGAGATCCAGTCGAGGTAGCCGTAATGCAGATAGGCGAGGCCGGCCTGCACCCAGGCCAGCACGCGCAGCACGGCCCTGCGCAGGAACCCGTCGGCGTTCGGCAGATCGGACGCGGTGATGTCCTGCATCGCCTGCGCGCGAAGTGCAGTGAGGGTCGGCCTTGGAAATGGCACGGATCAGGATTCCTGCGACCAGGCGTAGCTGTAGAGGTTCGGAACGCCGTTCGCCGTGATGGTGACAATCGCGCCGATGCCGCCCGGGCCTGTGAAAAACGGTTGCGCGTCCACCGCCGACGCGACGCCATCGGTAATCATCCAGCCGTGGCATTGGATGATCTGGTCGCGCAACCAGTTCAGCGTGTCTTGCGTGCGCGGCCTTGCGAAAGCCTGGTAGATTTTCGAGCCGATATGATCGTCCGGGATCACGGCGAGAGTCGGGTCCTCCAGCGCCGCATAGGTGTCGATCCAGCTTCCGTGCGGATCGTTGTCGAACACGATGTCGCCGGGATCGACCTGGGCATCGGTGAACATGCTGATCAGGGAAGCCGTCTCCAGGTCGTGCCCCAGCTCCAGCCCGGCGCCGAGCATGTTGAGGTCGCCGGTCCCCGTGGCCGGGTCCCAGACGATGCGAATGTCGCCCACCGTGCTAACCGCCTCTCGACGGATGACGCATCGCGGTCGCGTCGCGAGTGCGGCAGACGCCAAACGGCACATCAGTCCGCGTCGCGGCCTGATCGCTGGCAAGATGCGTCATCAGGTGCTGGCCGTAGGCGCGGTGGTGCCCGCGGCAGCGGTGCCCTCGCCGTGCTTGTGCGTCTGCAAACCGACTTGGTCGGCGCCGCCATAGCCCGCGATGACCGCGCCGGTGACGTGCAGATCGCCGGCAATCGTCATGGGGTTGCCCGCGCAGGCAACCGAGGGACCGCCGGCGGTCAGCCAGACATAGGCGCCCCGGAGGTCGTAAAGCGCGGAATCGCCCACGCCGAGGTTCCGCAGCCGATAGGTCTGGTGACCGCCGGCGATCGCCAGGGACTTCGCCCGGTCGCCGTCGAGGAAAGCCAGATGCAGGTCGGTGCCGATCGGCGGCGAGCCGGTGACGCCGAACCCATAGAGCAGCGGGATGTTGTCGCGCGTGGACAGCGCATCGAGCTGCGCCTGCACCGTCTGCACCGGCCCGGTGTCGTTCACCGTCAGCGTCGTGCGGGCAAGCGCGAACGGTGCGCCACGGCGCAGCATCAGCGCACTCACCTGCCGCTCCAGCATGACAACCTGGCGCGCCAGCATGGCGACGGTTGCTTCGAGAGATGTGGACATTCAGGCTCCGGCCGCTAAGGCGGCGTGTTGGTGGACGGCGGCGCGGGGGCTTGCGAGGTCTGCGGCGCGTTCGCCAGCTCCGCGTCGAACAGGTTCAACGGGTTCGGCTCGGGGCTGAACGCATCGGGCGGCATCAGGATCAGGTCGGTGTGCGTGCCGCTCATGTCCTTGCGAAAGGACAGCGAGCCGATGATCCACGTCGCGTTGGAAATGTCGGCCGCCGGCGCGTCGATCGTCGCCAGCCAGTTCGGCGTCCAGAGGTTGCCGCTGCTGTCGCGCCAGCTATCGCAGGTGATAGACGCGCCCTGGCTCCGGCCGATGCGCCGGGCCTTTTCCCAATTCGCGCGCTGCTTGGCGATGGCGTCGTTGTCGATCGTCTGCTGCCCGGCCGGGGTCGGCGCGATCTGTTCGGAGACAATGATGCGCAGCCGGTATTCGCCCAGCGTGTCGTCCAGGATGGTTGCCCGGCGATTGGCCAGGCCGCCCAGGTCGGCGGTTTGGTCGACGCCTGAGTAGACCACCACGTATGTCGAGAACCGGCCATCGACAGACCGCTCCCCGTTGATCGCCTCGACGTTGCCCGGGAGGGTAAAGCCGGAGGCGTGCTGCGAGGTTCCAATGCGATCCAGCACGAGTCTGCCGAACACGTCCTCGTAGACCAGGTAACCGGCGTAGCGCGCCACGCTCTCGATGATCTGGTAAGGCGTCTCGCCCAGCGGCACCTGAAACGACGGGATCGCGATGCCAAGGTCGGCGACGGCCGAGCGGGCTGTGATGCCGTACGCCTTGCAGAGCTTGGCCGCCACGTCGAGCGCGTTCGCCCCGTTGATCTGCCCGCCGCGGATGCCCGGATCGTTCAGCAGATCGGCCGAGCAATCGACCAGGTTGCGGGTGATGCCGCGGCCCGAGAGGGTGACCTGGTGGTTGCGCGCGTCGATCGGGATGGAGCGGCGGTCGATTTTCCCGGTGATGACGAGGTCGGACCCGATATAGATCAGGCACGACTGCCCCGGCCGCGTCCCCGCCAACGCCGCGCCTTGCAGGAACTCGGCACTTGCGCTTAGCGTCCAATTGTTCGGCATCGACTCACAGGACCGGCTGATGCTCACGTTCTGCCAGCCGACGAAGCGATTGGAGCCGACCTGGATGGTCACGTCATCCGGGCCGGAGCCGAGAGAAGCCGCCACAGTTTATCGCTCCGTCGCATTGGGGGGATTGTGCCGGCGCCGCGGCCTTCCCGGCCGCAAGGATGGCAAGTGCACAGTTCGGTCTCGCGGCCGTCGCCAGGACGATCGGTGTGAGAATCGTCAGAGCGTAGTGATCGATGGTCTCTGGGATGATTTCCCGGAACAAATCCTATGGCGGGCTGGGAATGCCGTTCGACCCAAGGGACATAAACCGGCGACGGTTGGCTGTGATCTTTGCCACCTCGTCCGAATGGGCGTTGGAAGGGAGCTAACCCGATGCTGAAAAGGAACCAGTGGACGTTAGGTGAGCGCCATCATGTGATACCTCCTCTGCCGGAGGGCATCAGAGGCGTATGGGGTTGTAGCTTGCAACGCACCACTTTCGATCCGTCGATAGGTCAGGAAGTTCACGCCGTATATACAGAAGAACCTGACCAAGCGGGAGAATTCACTGATATTTCTCCGTTCAATATGCTTGTTCACAAGGGACTGGTACGCACGCCGTATGGTGTGGTTGCCTTCTTGATATGGCAGATAGCGATGGGAACCCCCCAGCAGGTTGCCGTTGAGCAGTACCTGAATCCGCACAACGTGAAGGCGCTGAGGCTTGTGTCAGACGCCGCAAATCAAACGCATTTCAAACTTCTTGTAGTCAACAACCAGACTTCGGAAGTGACTGCGTTCATCGACTTTGAGAATGTGTTTAGATTTGACGAATTAGCGTCAGCCATGGTCTTGGCTATCGGGCACGAACCAGAGGGAGAATTTGACGCTGCGATGAGGCATGTAATGGACACCATGA